GGACTTCACGATTCGTATGACGATCTAAAGAATGATTGTGTCAACTTTCTTTTTGAGACTATCGGCAAGTTTGACGCTGATAGAGGCACCAACGCTTTTTCTTATTTCAACGTTGTCGCTAAAAACTGGTTAATCATAAAAACAAAACAAAAAACGCAGAAGATGAGAAAGAATCTTAGTCTCGACGACCCGGGCTCAATGACGTCCCATGAAAGAGACATCATAGAAGATTATGGATCTCTTCCTTCTCAAGATCTTATCCTTGAGGGTGTCACGTCGACCGAAGGTACAATAAAATTACTTTATGAAATACGAGAAAAAGCCCGCACCGAAAATGAGCTGACGTGCATCAATTCTATCATTACTATCTTTGAAAACATAGATGAAATAGATTTGCTCAATAAAAACGCAATACTTTTGTATATGAGAGAATTATCAGGTTTAAGTCCAAAACAGTTAACAACAACAATGCAGATGGTTAAGAAACATTATAGAAAGATACGTATAGACCTAAAGAATGAGGACTAAGTGATAGAGCAAGAAGAAGTAATTGTTGGTATATCAGAGATACGTCTTGAAGAAAAAGTTAGAGATTTTTCTGTTCTTCTTGATCAAATAGAAGGATTGTCAGATAAAAAGAAAAAATTGTGGAAAGAGATTTATGAAAATGCCATTTATGACAGACAAAATGCCTATACTCTTTTTGTTAAATTAGTAAAGATAGTAGAGGACAAGAGCACAGAGCATGCAGTTCATGGTCGTTCTTTATCATCCTATATTGAAAAAATGAGTAAATCTAACGATCAGTTGATCAGGTTGGCTGAATTGGTTTCCAAGGCTGAAAAGGTCAATGACGAGATCGATCCTGAAGAGATGTTTAAAAAAATAAGTGGGAAATAATGGCTGGTCTATACGATCCAAATTTATCTTCCAAGATAGTAGAAGGTACTGCTAATCTTGTAGAAGCGACGGTAAGAAGGATAGTAAAAGATCCTCTTCCTGCCTTCGAGCGGATGGTTATATTAGAAACAATATTTGATCCAGAAATTATCGATGGAAGAAAAATTGAATATTGGCAAAATGTGCTCGGTGTTTCTAATATTCAATTTGCTAATGTACTACCAAGAAACACCGTTATTGCACAAAAGATTCTCAAAGGTACGACCTTTGTCACTTATCCGATGTTTGTATTTCCTTTTTTCCCTTCACATCTGGCCTTGCCTTGTAAACCAGGGGAAATGATTTGGACCATGTTTGAAAATCCTCATGCCCAAATAAAAGAAATAGCCTATTGGTTGTGCAGAATAACTGAGCCACATATTGCTGATGATGTAAATCACACTCATCATGCTAGACAAATGGAGTATTCGATGCGCTCGTCAATTGTTGACAGCGAAGATCAGCCTGTTTATGAATTAAGAAATGGGCAAGTTATACCAGACGAATTTGGTAGAAGGTATGTGCTGGAAAATACAAGAACTATTTTGGCATCTAGCGAAGATGTTTTTGAAAAATTGATATCTGAGACAGATGCATCCAAAATTACTCAATACGAATCAATTCCAAGATTCAAAAAACGACCTGGCGATATTGTTTTAGAAGGTAGCAATAATACATTAATAGTCTTGGGAACTGATAGAGTCGGACCAGTTTCTAATTATATAAATGATAACACCAACAATAATATGCTAGTCCCAGTTCCCACCATGGATATGATAGGGAATGCCGGCTCTATTGACATTGTTGCAGGTCGAGGAAATTCATCAATAACTGGTGGAACAAAAACTTCAACGACTAGAATATCTGACGGAAGCGAATTAAAAAATGAATTGGCCAAAGATAAAAATAATCTTTCGCCCCACGAAGGCAACCCAGATTTTTCCAATGACAGCAGTAGAATATTAATTTCTCAAAGAACATTTACTGATATAAATTTTTCTTTAAAAGAGCATAACAAAAAATTTACGCACAATAATAGTAAGATAGAAGACAACTTAGATAACGGCAACGCATCTATTGTAATAAAATCAGATAAAATAAGAATAATAGCCAAATCAGACGTTCAGATGATGGTTTTAGGAGAACAAAGTGCTGTAAATTCTTGGGCTTCTATTACTATAAAGAATAATGGAGATATAGTCTTTAATCCTTCAGAAACGGGTGTTATAAAATTGGGGGGAGATGATGCCGATAAGGCAATTTTGTGTTCTCCCAATGCAGTTAATAAAGGATTCGATGACAATACTGGACAGATCCAGGCACAAAAAACGCCTACACCGACCGATCCTAATTTATTACAAATAACTGCCGGGACTATAGCAGGAGGAACATTCCCTGTTTTATTTGGAGCTGAACAATCTCCCGTTGCAATATTTGCTAGCGATAATGCCGACGGAACTTTAACAAAGGGATTAGCGGCTTACTCAAAGAAAGTATTGATAAAGTAAGGTTTTAAAGTGCCCATTTCTACCACAGACAAAGATGGAAATAATATAATTTTTACTGATGAAAATTGGGAAAAAGAAGTATTAAATTCCAAGGATCCTGTCATAGTTTTTATTACGATATCAGAAGAAGCCCAATTAGCCCCACAGGTTGGATTTGCGTCTGCCGGGATCATTGCAAAACCACCAGCTTTGACCCCAATACCAGCAAATCCAGATCTAAGGTTGTCTAAATATAAAAAATTTTATGATTATATTATTTCCGTGGCTGATATAGGCAAAGCCGGAACTTTATATATAGACGAAGCTTCTGGAAAGGGATCGGGAAGAAGCATAGCAAAAACATATGGTGTTGGATCAGGCGGCCTAGACGAAAAATACTATTCTGCAAAAGACATAGTTTTATTGGCCTCCAAAGCCCTCGCAGGAGATCTCTCTGCAGCCGGTGATGTTCCTCCATTAAAAGATAAAATAGGACAATGCTTGCCAGAACCATTGACTATTATATTTCAAGGTGGAAATAGTAATAAATTACAACCGTGGAGTTCTCCCGAAGCTCCCAAAGTCTATGATTCCAAGCACATCAATGAGTTGATATCAAACTCTCCTATATTACTCACCAAGTTAGCTCCATTCTGGCCATAAATTTTTTAATTGTTAATATATTTGGTCGTAAACTTTGGTTAATTAATAATTGTTTTCAAGCCCCCCCAAGATGTCTACAATTAATTTCAAGAGTGTAGGACAAACTAAACAACAAATTAGCAATTCATCTGTTGCTTTTTCTGCTTTGCCTATAGGCATCAAGACGCCACTCAGATTAAGCGAAACCGATGGTTTATTGTCGATGAATTTTGATTTATCTGATCAATTGTCAGATAATTTAAGAAATCTATTATTGACAAACTGGGGAGAAAGATTAGGACAATATTATTTTGGGGCTAATTTAAGACCATTGACTTCAGAATTTGTTTCTCAAGATAATTTTGACAATGAAGCAGTCGTTAGAATAAAAAATGCAGTCCAAACGTGGATGCCATTTGTCGATCTTATAGATTTTGTTTCTGAAGTCGATAGAAATGAAAATAATAGTACAGGTATTATTAAACTGAAAATTAGTTACAATATACCATCTTTACAAGTTAGTAATAAAATTTTACAAATAGTTTTGTATGTAATGTAAAAACGGCAATTTATTATGGCAACTGACACAAAGAAAAATTTAACCAGCGTAAGGCAACGAACATATCTTGGTCGTGATTTTGATTCCTTGCGTGCGCTCTTGCTTGACTACGCTCGTCAATACTATCCAAATCAGATACAAGATTTTTCTGAAGCTTCTGTTGGTGGTCTATTTTTAGACATGGCCGCTTATGTTGGTGATAATATGTCTTTCTATTTAGATCATCTTTATGGTGAATTAAATTATGAAACAGCTGTAGAAAATATCAATATAGAACGAGCTCTAATAAATGCCGGAATACCCATAAATGGAGCAGCCCCCGCCTCGACTGCAATAACCGTTTATATAGAAGCGCCTGTTTTAAACGCGGACGATGAAGGCCCAAATCCCGCTCTCTTACCAGTAATAAAAGAAGGTTGTATTTTTTCGGCAAAAAACGGTACACAATTTATTCTAACAGAAGACATAGAATTTGCAGTCGATACATTTAGCAATGGAAATTATTCATTAAATCAAAATGCTTCTCAAAAGGTTGGCCGCCGCAGACCAGACGGTAAAATAATTTCTTATATTTTGTCTTTACCCGGTATCTGCGTTTCCGGGACTGAAGCCACTGAAACTTTTCCTATGGGAGATTTTCAACAATTTAAAAAAATACCGTTAACCAACTCTAACATAACAGAAATTATTAAAGTTTATGATGGATATGGAAACAATTATTACGAGGTCGGTGCGCTCTCACATGATGTTGTTTATAAAAATGTTTTAAATACAAACAAAGATAACGATTTGGTAAAGAGCACTCTTCGGGTCATACCCGCGCCCTATAGATTCGTAAAAAATACCTCAATAACATCGAGAAAAACAATTTTAACTTTTGGCGGAGGAAATGCAGATTCTATGGACGATGATGTGATACCTGATCCATCGGAGTTTGCGATAGCTTTTCCCTATTCTTCAAAAACAGTTCCAAGATTACCAGTAAATCCT